TGAATTGCCCGAAAATTTAACCGCACTTGCACCGCTTGCCGAGCCTTGCAAGTGGAATGGTTCAGCATGGATTATTTCAAAAGAAAAACAAGCTGAACTTCTAATCAAACAGCGGGCAGAAATTCGCGCACAAATCAACGCTAAACGCGACGAGTGCGTAAATGGCGGCGTATTTGTGCCTGAAATCAATAAATGGGTTGATACCGACGACAAAGGACGAAGCACATTAGTTGAGATTAAAGCTGACTTTGACTTAAACGGCAAAAACAATACTTACACATTGATTTGTGCAGATAACACCGCACAAGTTATCCATTTTGAAGAATTCAAAGCAGTATGGAACGCGGTGAAAACGCTTAAAGAAAAAATGTATGAGAATGCATACATGCACAAAGTATTGCTTGAACAATCAGAAAATCCGACTGATTACAACTGGTCAACTGGTTGGAGTAAAACCTATCAGGAGCATTTGAATGAACAGCAAGCTTAAACAATACCTATATCACAACATCATTGCTATCGATCAGCTATTCAATGCCTTAACAGGTGGCGCAGCAGACGAAACATTATCAAGTCGCACATATCGGGGGGCTATTTTAGCCGAGCAACCGAAAAAACGGTGGCGTGTACTCTATCGTTTTATCAATGGATTATTTAGAGATAAAAACCATTGCAAAACCGCATACGAAAGCGAAATAAACGGCAAACAGCGCGATTATCGGTTCAATCAAGGGAATGAAAAATGAATGAAATAATTTTTGATTGGATCCGTGGGGATGATGAATTCGAAACACTCATTTTCAATAATGATGACGACACCCCAATGGACTTTACAGGGAGTCAATTTGATTTGCATATCGTGCCGGAACGAAGTCAATCAGAAACCATTAAGCTATCAACATCAAATGGCTTAACCGTTAAAGAAAACGAAATCACACTGCACGTGTCGCACGATCAAACAGAAAATGCAGATTGGTCGGTGGCAAGTTGGGATTTGCAACAAACTGACAAGAACGGATTAATTAGCACCCTTTGCGGTGGCAAAGTGCGGTTAAAACGGGATGTTACAAGGGGGTGAAATGTGTATAAAGACTAAGGCGAAAGCCAAACACAAAGTGACACTCAAGCCTAAACAACAACACAAAATCACCGTTCAAAAAGGATATGCCAATATAGGCGGTGATCTTGATACAAGCAAATTACCAAACATCAACGAATTAATTATTCACTACAACATCGGAGCGCTTTAATGGCAAGACAAGAATTTAATCAAACAATCACAGAATTTGCTGAATTTGTGGGGATGAAAGATAAAGAGATTATCAAGCTAATCGGGGCAATGCAAAGCCTAACCACAACTCAGAAAGATACGATTGTTGGTGCAATCAATGAGATGAATCAGCGAATCAACAGTCTATCAAGTAATGCGGCCGGCATTAATGATAGCGCAACAAATGAAACAGCAACATTGTCGGCCAAGAAAATTCTTGAGCTTTTAAACCAAGCGAAAGCCGATGTCAAAAATGAGCTTTTAGGCGGTCAAGTTGACGCGAGCATTGACACAATCAAAGAGCTTGGCGATATGTTGAAGAACATTCAAACAGGCGAAGATGGCTTAAATAAATTGGTTCAAAAAATAACTCAAACCAACCAATCACTAGCACTGCTTGTTGGGAAGTTTACTGTGCTTGATGGTATCAACCTAAAAGAAGCTTACACTAGAGGTTACAATAAATAATGTTTCAAACTGGCGTGACTGAATTCGCTGAATTTGTCGGCAGTGAAATTAAGCGAATAGAAAAGAAAATTCCAGAGGGCGGTGGTAGCCAATCTAGTGATTCAATGATAGTCACTGGAAATGGACGACCTGATAAACCTGATACCACTGGCGGAAAGATTACAGGTAGAGAGCCAAACGGAACTTTTTATAACTCAACAAACGGTGCAGGCGTTGGAGCATACCTATGGCAAAAGCAAAATGGACAGTGGACTGTTATATCGGGTGATACAGGTATTAGACGACTATCTAACATTTCTGTAAATATTAAAGAAGGGGCTATTCATTTAAGACGAGTGAATAACAGAGTTGAGTGTTCTTTCTATGCGGGGCGTTGGGACACTATTTCTTTTTACGGGAGCAGTAATCCTAAATTCACGAGGAAAAATCACGCCAAGCGAATGGATATTTTACCCCCTCCGAGAATACCAGTTGGCTTCCGTACACGCACGCCTATTATGCTTCCGTTTTATAGCGATGACGGCGATGAAATTGCTACTGTATATGTTGCTAGTATAGGCGATAGAGCTTATATTGAGTTAAGATTTAGGGATAAAGTACCAACAACAGACCTTGATTATATGCGTCTTCCAGTCGTCAGTTGGATAACTGACGACCCATTCCCTGAAGTTCTGCCTTAATTTAAATAAAGTGCGGTCAATCTTGACAGCATTTTGTTACCCCGTTTTTCACACTTCCAACCGCTCGCACTGCTCCATCCTCTCGATCACAATAAAGACATTATTTAACCAATAGAAACCATAGGGCTAAAATATGTCTGATGAATATCTCCATGGGGTCAAGGTAACGGAAATTGCCGAAGCCTTGCGAACACTCACCACATCATCCACTGCCGTGATCGGTTTAGTGGCAACGGCAGCAGATGCAGATGCAACTGTTTTCCCACTCAATAAACCCACTCTTTTAACAGGTATTACCGCCGAAGTTCAAGCAAAAGCGGGTAAACAAGGCACATTATCCCGTGCGTTAGATTGCATTGCGGACATCGTGAATTGTAAAGTGGTCGTCATTCGAGTGGAAGAAAGCGACGATGAAAGCACCATGAAAGCAAACGTCATCGGCACAGTGGACAGCGACGGCAATTACACTGGCTTAAAAGCGTTCTTGGTATCTGCTGCCGTTTGTGGCGTGAAACCGCGTATTTTCTGCGTGCCGAAGTATGACAGCCAAGATGTCACCACCGAGCTTTTAAGCGTGGCGAAAAAACTGAATGGATTTGTGTATGCATCGTGCGCAACAGCAAAAACCAAAGAAGAAGCGGTCACTTATCGCCGTAATTTCTCACAGCGTGAATTAATGCTGATTTTCGGTGACTTCTTATCGTTCAACCCGAACACCAAAGCAACCGAAGTGGATTATGCAGTCGTCCGTGCAGCAGCAATGCGTGCGTATCAAGATAAAGAATACGGCTGGCACACTTGCATTTCTAACAAAGGTTTAACTGGCGTCACTGGCGTGACTAAACCACTTTCATTTGACATCAACGACAGTGCGACCGATGTCAACTATCTGAACGAACAAGGCATCACTTGTTGCGTCAATCACAACGGCTTCAAATTATGGGGCTTGCGCACCTGTTCAGCCGACAAGTTATTCATCTACGAAAACTACACCCGCACCGCTCAAGTGCTTAAAGACACCATCGCACAATCTTTTGATTGGGCAGTTGATAAAAACATCAGCGTGATGTTGGTGAAAGAAATCGTGGAAGCGATCAATGCGAAATGGCGTGAATATGTGGCGAAAGGTTACTTAATCGGCGGTAAAGCATTCATCAATTCATCACTGAATACTGCCGCAACCTTAAAAGATGCAAAACTGCTTGTGTCTTATGATTACTGCCCTGTTCCGCCATTAGAACAATTAGGCTTTAACCAATACATCAGCGATGAATACCTTGTGGAATTCGCCGCAGAGATTGCCAAAGTAGGAGCATAACAAATGGCTTTACCACGTAAATTAAAACTCATGAATTTCTTGGCTGACGGTAATTCTTACCGTGGCCAAGTCACCGAAATTACCCAACCTAAATTGGCAATGAAACTGGAAGAATACCGTGCAGGCGGCATGATTGGTCCAGTGAAAGTGAATTTAGGCGTGGAAGGCTTGGAAGCGCAATTCAAAATGGGCGGTTACATGACCGAACTCATCAAAGAATTTGGCGGCAAAATTGACGGTTCGGCATTACGTTTTGCGGGAGCATATCAACAAGACGACACAGAAGAAGTCACAGCCATTGAATTGATTATGCGTGGTCGTTTCAGCGAAATTGACAACGGCACAAGCAAATCAGGCGATGACACCGAACAAAGCTACACCGTGCCATTAACCTATTACAAAATCATCGAAAACGGCAAAGATTTGGTCGAGATTGATTTGCTCAACTCAATCTTTATTGTCGGCGGCACTGACCGCTTGGCAGAACACCGTTCAGCGATTGGCATCTAATCACCACATAGCCCCGCAAGGGGCTTTTATTAAATCACTCACCCACGCTTAAGCGTGGCATTTTTAAAGGTATAAAAAATGAAAAACGAAAACAGCAAAGTGATCACATTAACCAATCCACTTGTGCGTGGCGAAAACAAAATCACCGAAATCACCGTCAACAAACCCACCGTGCCGGCATTAAAAGGCTTGAAAATGTTTGACGTGTTACAAATGGACGTGGACGCATTACAAGTGTTATTAACACGCGTGACAAATCCTGTGTTGCATAAATCAGACTTTTCCACAATGGAAGTGGCAGACTTCACCGAGCTTGCGGCGGTGGCTGTCGGTTTTTTAGGGAAGAATTCGGAAGCGGAAGCGACCGAATAATGATTGCCGCCACGGTCGAAGATGCCATGGCGGACATTGCACTGATTTTCCATTGGCAACCACAAGCCTTTGAGCAAATGACATTTGCCGAATTAATGACATGGCGAGAAAAAGCAAGGGAACGAAATGAAACAGAAACTGATTGATTATTTATTGAATATGCCGCGGCATATTGTATGGCGTGGGCTGTTAATCTCACTTGTTGTTTTTTGGTTGCTTGTGATTTTCGGCATTGCATTTCTCTTTCGCTAATTCACCAAGTGCGGTCAGGAATCACGGGATTTTTTGACCGCACTTTTCTTTAGGATAAAACATGAAATCAATTCTAATCTTCTTTTTCTATTTTTTATCAATTATTGCCGTCACAGGGTACGCCACTTTTTTGATGTATCACAACATTGACGGGTGGGGTTGGATTATTTCTATTGATATTTTATTGGTGACAAAGACAATCGAAATTACGGGTGGTAAATAATGTTTCAAAACTTTGCTTTAGCCGCACTTGGAATGTTTGTTTTTACACGGCAAACCGTGCCTTTCCAAAGCTTAGACCGCACATCAACGTGGCGACATCCAACCAATGCGATTGTGGGCGCAATGCCGAAATCACAATTCACCGGAAAGGAAAGCGAAACCGTGACAATCGGCGGACGACTTATCCCAGAAATCACGGGCGGCAGATTTTCCATTAAAGCGTTGGAATTAATGGCAGACAGTGGCGGTGCTTTTCCACTGATTGACGGTGCAACCTTTGAAATTATCGGTTTTTTTGTGATTGAAAACATCCAAGAAACCCGCACGGAATTCTTTGGCGATGGCGCTCCCCGTGCCATTGACTTCACCATGAACCTAAAACGCACTGACGATCCGATGTTGATTGCCATTGCAGACAGTTTAATGAGTAATCTGTAATGTTAGGCTTAGATTTTAACGACAATCACCGCACCCCAGCTTTTAAAGTGGTGATCACCACGAAAGACAACAAACAGCAAGACATCACGCAAGTGGTATCAAGCCGTCTGATCAATTTGTCTTTAACCGATAATCGCGGCTTGGAAGCGGACACGCTCGATTTGGAATTATCCGACCATGACGGCAAATTGGCTTTGCCGCCACGCAATGCCACAATCAGCCTTGCACTTGGTTGGAAAGGCGCACCGCTGATTGACAAGGGGAAATATTCGGTCGATGAAGTGCAGTTTTCGGGCGGTGCGTCATCTGCCGATAAGCTCACCATTCGGGCAAGAGCGGCAGATTTAAAAGGCTCGTTCACCGAACAAAAAGAGCGGTCATTTCATCAAAAGAAATTGGGCGAAATCGTCAACGAAATTGCACAAGGGAATAAGCTCAAAAGCCAAGTGGCGAAAGAGCTTGCAAGCCGCTTAATCGACCACATCGACCAAACCAACGAAAGCGACATCAATTTGCTGACACGCCTTGCGGAAGAACACGGGGCAATGTGTACGGTGAAAAATGGCACGTTGTTATTTATGCCATTGGGAAAAGCAAAAACCGCCACGGGGAAAGATATTCCACTGCGTAAAATCACCCGCAAGAATGGCGACAGCTACAATTTTTCTATTGCCGAAAGTGAAAACTACAAAGCCGTGCGGGCGTATTGGCACGATACGGACAGCGGCAAGCGTGGCGAAATCACGGTGGATGAAAACACCAAGATTGTAAAAAAACAGCGTATGACGAAAGGCAGAACGCTGAAAAACGGCACCGTGAAAGGCAGACGATTAAGCAAACGCAAATACAACGAAATTGAGCAACAAGAACCCATTACAAGTGACAGTTCTCAAATAAAATCACTGCGACACACTTACGCAAGCGAAAAAACCGCCATTACTGCTGCCAAATCAGCCTTTGATAAGCTAAAACGTGGCGTGGCAACATTCAGCCTTAATCTCGCCTTTGGTGAACCTGATTTAATGCCAGAAACGCCGATTGAACTTTCAGGCTTTAAAGCCGAAATTGACGCAACAAATTGGCTGATCACAAGAGTGACGCACAACCTTTCAGATGGCGGATTTACCAGTCAAATTGAATGCGAATTGAAAGTGGAAGATGAAGAAGTGGACGTGAAAAAGGTGAAAAAATAAAGCCCTCAAATGAGGGCTTATATTATGGATTTTTATTTAATAGCATTTTCATAATTTGCGACACTCGCTTGTTTGCCTGTTCTCTTTGAACGGTAAGAATTACAAAGGCAACAAATAGCACAAAATTTGAAATCACAAATATTACCATGCCATGTTTTGAATCGTAGAAATGAGAACTTATATTAATAATAAGATTGAATACCCAACCTAATAACAATGAAGTTCGCCAAGTTCCATAAGAATCATAACTACTCTTTTCTAAATTATAAAGATTAAGCAAGTCATTGTTTGTCATAAGCACCCCGCACATAAATAAAATGTGGGGGGTATTATATAACATCCATAGGGGTAACTTTTGGCGGTTGCTTGTCGTCTTTTTCTTCACTGGCTTGAGACTTTAAAGACTTAATTTCATCTAAAATAATATTATTCTGCTCTTTGAGTTCTTTTAATTCTTCTTGTTGTTGCTCAATCATCTCTATCATTTGTTCTTGTTGGTGATCATCAAATATATAATCAAGCCCTCTTTCTGCTGCATATCCAGAAAGAAAGATGAATATTGGCATCAAAACAGAAATGAGGTTACGGTTATTTTGATATATTTGATAGATTGCCAACCACACGGAATCAATAGCATCTTCAAAAGAATGAGTTTGATCATCTTCGATTTGCTCAAGATGTTTTATATTAATAAGCAAAGAATTGAAGGCATCTTCTGATGCTGCATCATCAATGTTTAATACTGTCTTAAGTTGAACAAGCACGTCTTGAATCTGCTTTATTTCAGGCGGTAAAGAAAAGCCGATTAATTTATTGCCAAAATTACGGATCTCAATCAATTCTTTTATGTTAAGCAATTCTGGGATTGGTGGGAGTAGATTGAAACTCACGGTGCCTGAAAAATTTTGCACCGTAACGATATTTTTTAGTAAAGCGGCAATATTACTCGGCAAACTATACCCAATAAGATTGCCATTTAGCGTTTTAATTGAATCCATATTTATTTTCGGCAGACATTATCACAAGGCATTTCACCCGTCTCAAGCATATAGAAAAAAGCATCTTCATAAATAACTTTTACACCATGCTTTTCTGCTTTCGCTAATTTAGATGGGCCGACTGTTTTTGACTTCTCACAGATAACCAAAAAATCCGTTTTACTGGAAACATCTGAAACAACTCGCAAATTGTGATCGATTGCGAGTTGTATCATCTCTTCTTTTGCTGCAGATTTAAACCCACTAAAACAAAACGTAACAGAAAGGCAAGGTGGATTTTTCTTTAATTCCCGCTTTTGAGAATTGATTAAGCTATCGTAAAGGTGGAATTTATCATCGGGAACGTTCAAAGCATATTGTTTCGCATCTTCAATATTGTCAAACTCTTGAATTATTCTGTCATGACGAAGTGTCAATACTCTGCCATAAGCGTGACAATAGCCAATTAAGTAAACATCATTCTCGGCAATATTGGTGATGTGATATGCATTAACTTCCTTGTGAGCATTCATGTAAACAACAAACTTTTCCATTGCCATTTTAGTTCCTACCACTTCCGCCACTTCATCGGCATGCTGAATATTACCCTGCCGTGGATAAACACGTCATCATCTTGCGTGAATGTCCATTCTTTGTATGTTGGATTGTCGGAAATGACGAGCATTTCTTTTCCCACTTTTTGCAAGCGCTTGATGAATGTTTGCCCGTCAAAGGTGAACACATAAAGCCCATCGGCGGCAAAGTAATTTTCGGAAATATCCACATAAAGCAAATCACCGCTTTCAAGGGTTGGCGCCATACTGTCGCCTTTCACGGTGATCAACTTCAAATGTTTTGCATCAGCACGTCCAAATTGTTGACGGAAGAACGTT